CGCGATATTGAGTTTATCCAGTTTAAACGCTGGATGGAACGGTTGTACGCTGAAGTAGATAGTTCTACAGCAGTACTACAACTAAATCATAAGTCATGTGAGATGATTGCAGATGACTTGTACTTAGAAATATCTCGCAAATATCCAGGCCGGTTTGTAGAGATTAGTGTCGCTGAAGACAATGAAAACGGCTGTTCTATTTTTTACCCTAAGTCATAATAAGAGGAATCAATCCAATGACTATTAAAAACCCAACTGTAAACAAGATCTTTAATGACTTGGATACATATCGTAACTATTGCCGTTCCGAAGGGAAAGTGTTCAACGAGGCAGCACTTTATAAAAAAGATGATCCTAACTGGATTGCCTATCAAAAGTACCAAGGTTGGTTGCGAGCTAAAGCACGTAATCAAAATCGCAACAGGAGAACCTAATGACAATTCATATTGTAGACATTGAAGCTGTAGATACTCGATACACTAAACAGTGGAAGGATTATTTGCCTCGGCAACTTCAACGTGCTACAAATGAAAATGTTGTTGTTATCAGCGGCGGAGAAACACCTCAGGCTACAACGCCTGGGGCTTTCTTAAACTTTGGTGGCACTAACGTTTATAAATCAAAACAATTAGAACAAATTGGTGAAATGTTCTGTAAGGGAGAAGTTAATGATGGAGATTATTTCTTATATACGGATGCGTGGAACCCAACTGTTATCCAGTTGCGTTACATGGCTGAACTCCTTGGGGTCGACATTAGAGTCGGCGGTCTTTGGCATGCTGGTAGTTATGATCCTCATGATTTCCTTGGTAGGCTAATAGGCGATAAACCTTGGGTAAGACATGCTGAACGTAGCATGTATGAATGCTTTGATGATAACTATTATGCTACAGACTTTCACATTGATATGTTTACAGACACTATTTTAGAAAAAGAAAATAATGATCACTGGACAACACAAGAAGCATTAGATTTTGATGATAAAGTACATCGTGTAGGTTGGCCTATGGAGTATCTAAAAGGTAGTTTAGATGGTTACAAGGGTATGGAAAAGCGAGACTTGATCTTGTTCCCACATCGTGTTGCTCCTGAGAAACAAGTTGATATCTTTAGAGATCTTCAAACACGTTTGCCGCAATATGAATTTGTAGTATGTCAAGAACGTGAACTTACTAAAAATGAATACCATAATTTGTTAGGTGAAGCAAAGATTGTGTTTAGTGCTAACTTGCAAGAAACACTTGGCATTAGTTGGTACGAAGGTGCATTAGTAGATGCTATTCCTATGGTGCCAGACAGACTCAGCTACAGTGAAATGGCATTACCTGAGTTTGCATATCCTAGCAAGTGGACTGAAGACTACTCTGCATATGTAAAACACAGAGGCGAAGTTGTTGCAAAGATATGTGATTATATGGAAAACTATGATGACTATCTTGTAAGTTTAGACAAACAACGTACAAAGTTAAACAAAGAGTTTTTTAGCGGAGCAGCATTGTATGACACAATCCAAAGACGATAATGACATTGTAATACTTACAGGATCTAGTGATCCGTATACTATTACATTTGACGATAACATGGCAGGAACTACCTCAATATCTACTGATAGCTTAACAATTACAGATAGTGATTATACTTTTACTTTAGATGATACTATTAACATTGATAATATTATATCAGGATCAACTGTTAGTACAGGCTTTGGTACTGAATGGATAGATCATTTGCCTGCTATGAGTGTAGTGAAAGATATGTGTCAACATTATCCTGCACTTGAAAAAGCATTGGAAAATTTTAAAACTGTTTACAAAATGGTTGAACAAGATTATAAAGGGAACCATCAAGATAATGATCTTTTCTAAACTAATGGACAAACTTGGCAGGCGTAGAGTTATTACAGAACGTGATAGCGATGTGCCTTACCTAGTACGATATTATGTGTTTCTAAAGGACAGAAAGAACTTTCCTTTTAACATAACACTACACAAGGTTCTTGTAAGTGATGAACCTGTACTGCATGATCATCCTTGGAGTTATGCAACATTTATTATCAAAGGCGGCTATTGGGAAAATACTCCAGACGGGCGTTTTTGGAGAGGACCTGGACATTTCCGTTACCGTAAAGCAAATGATACACATTGGTTAGAACTTGACAAAGATGCAGACGGCAATGAAATTCCATGTTGGAGTTTGTTCTTTATGGGCCGTAAAGCAGGCGCTTGGGGTTTTTTAAAGAATGGTATTTGGATACACAATAAAGATTACTTAGCAAGGGGTGCTAAACATGATTAAGAAACATTATTATAGTTGGCAAGACGTAGAAAAGATGTGTGTACAAATTGTAAACCAGATGTATATTGATAACTGGCGTCCTGATTATATTGTAGGTATTACTAGAGGCGGAAATATTCCTGCTACTATTATTTCAAACATGACTGGTATTCGTTGCGAAGCACTTAAAGTTAGTCTACGTGACAGTGCTGAAGGCGAAGAAAGCGAATCTAACTGTTGGATGGCGGATAACGCATTTGGCATTGTTGCTGAAGAAGATAGACCAGTGTATAAAAGTCGCTGGGATCCTGCTATGCGTAAAAATATTTTGGTTGTAGACGATATTAACGATACTGGCGCTACTTTTAACTGGATTAAACAAGACTGGCAGAGCAGTTGTTTACCTAACGAAGAGAACGCTTGGGATACTGTGTGGGAAAATAATGTTCGTTTTGCTACCTTAACAAACAATGATGCAAGTGATTTTGACGATGTGCGTTATACTTGTCATGAAATTAACAAAGCAGAAGAAGATGTTTGGTTAGTGTATCCTTGGGAAAATATAGGAGAATATTAAATGGCACACGATAGAGAAGAACGATTAAGATATATTAAGGCACTTGAAGAAAGTGTTAATCGTAAAATAGAAGAACTAAAAGAAATGCAAGCAGCAAAAATTAAATATCAACATATGCAGGGCACTAAAGACAGCATTTATAGACAACAGCGATTAATTGCTAAAATTAAACGTGACATAGGAGTTGAATAATGGATACACTAGCCGAAGCGCAAAAAGACGGTAGAGCACCTTGGCAAGATGTTGAACTTAATACTCGTGAATATACTGTATTCAAAGACAAATATCCTGTTACAGAAGGACATTTGTTAGTTGTACCAAAAGAAAATAATTTAGAATCTATGTTAAAGTGTTTCCAATTTGCAATTGCAACAGGCGAAGCAAACGTAGTTTCTCAAAAGACTAACATCACTGGTTTTAACGTAGGAATGAACGTAGGAACAAGTGCAGGTCAAACGTGCATGTATCCACATGTACATTTAATATTTAGGCGTGATAAAGACACAGAAAATCCTACAGGAGGAGTTAGAAATGTTATACCTGAAAAAGGTAATTACAAATCTAATGATATTGACTGGGACAATCTTGCAGTTAAATCAGCAGGTTAAAATATTTTTTATACTTGACAAAAACCTAAATAACATGTATAATAAGATTATGTTATACATTATATCGGCAATCCACTGCCTAAACATCGGAGAATAAAATGAGCAAAGCAGAACAATTAAAAGCCCGTCTAGAAGATCTAGGCATTCGTCATTGGGCCGGCGACAATATTTCACAAGTATTGCAGAACGGCGATAAGGAAGAACTTATTGAAGATGCAACTACAGCATTTGAAGGTGTGCTTGATGCACTATTAATTGATCGACATACAGATCCTAACTCTAAAGGTACAGCAAAACGTCTTGCAAAAATGTACTTTAATGAGATTATGGCAGGTCGTTATGATCCTATGCCTAGTGCAACAGCATTTCCTAATGATTCGGATGATCGTTATGAAGGTATGCTAGTAGTACGTAGTGAACTAAAAAGCATGTGTTCACATCACCATCAGCCAGTAGCTGGTATTGCATACATTGGTATTATTGCCGCAGACAAACTGATTGGACTTAGCAAATACACACGTATTGCACAGTGGTGTGCTAGGCGCGGAACACTACAAGAAGAACTTGCAAATGATATTGCACGTGAGATTGCAAGTGCAACAGGTGCAGAACACTTAGGTGTGTATATTCAAGCAACACACGGCTGTTGTGAGAACCGTGGCATTATGGCACACAGTAGTTTAACACAAACTACAGTGCTACGTGGTGCGTTTAAAGATGATGCAGGCACAAAGAAAGAGTTCTTTGACAACATTAAACTACAACAGGAGTTTAGCTGCTAATGGAAGCGCCAGTATTTGAAAAAGGTTATCCTTCTTATGAAGCAGTTAACAGAAAGCCAGCTATGAAACTAAGATATTCAGAAGCATTTTATAGTGTACAAGGCGAAGGCAAGTTTGTAGGAGTACCCAGTGTATTCCTACGCACTTTTGGTTGCAACTTCCGTTGTATGAACTTTGGTGTAGATACTAAAAAGAATCGCACAGAGTTACATGCAGAAGGACAACGATACAATCAAGAAGTAAAAGATTTGATTGATGCAAAGGTACATGAAACAACTGAAAAGTTTGAAGACTTACCTATTATACACACAGGATGTGATACATATGCAAGTATCTATCCCGAGTTTAAACACTTTAATAGACAAGCAACTGTAGACGAAGTAGTTGAACATTTGCTTTCACTCACTCCTAACGGTAAGTGGGTGCAGGATAATGGACAGGATGTCCATTTAATCATGACTGGCGGTGAACCGTTGTTAGCGTGGCAACGGCTTTACATTGAGCTATTTGAACACCCACGTATGCAGGATTTAAAAAATGTTACATTTGAAACAAACACTACGCAACCTTTACACAGCGATTTCTACGATTATCTCACATCTCAAGACAGATTTGAAGTTACTTGGAGTTGTTCCCCAAAACTTAGCGTTAGCGGAGAACCTTGGGATACTGCTATACTCCCTGTTGTTGCTAGTCAGTATAACAGTGTTAACGGTAGTGACATGTATCTCAAGTTTGTTGTCGCTACTCAAGATGACTTTGCAGAAGTTGAAAAAGCTGTTAATGAGTATCAGAGTGCCGGAGTACAATGTCCGGTATACCTTATGCCGTTGGGCGGACGCAGTGAAGAATACGCCCTCAACGTTAAGGACGTGGCGGAAGCGTGTATGGAAAAAGGGTGGCGATTCACACCCAGACTCCACATATCCTTATTCGGAAATGCGTGGGGCACTTGATCAAGTGCAACAAGAAAGACTTGATAAAGCAATGAAAGCTCCAATTAAACAACCTATGAGCCCAGAAGAAATGAGGAGGAAAGGATTAATATGAAAAAGTTTTTAAAAGATATAACAGGTATTACAAAGAAAGAAAAAGAACTAGAAGAAAAAGAATTGAAAGTTCTTAAAAAGAGTGACCCTAAAGCATATCACACAAGGCGCAAAGAACCTTGGGTAAATGTACTTGACATGAAAGTAAACAAAGATAATATCCGAAACGGATTCTTTGAACTTGATTGGAACAAATATTTTATTCAAGAATTAATTCAAGCAGGTTATGGTGTAGATAATGATCCTGATGAAGAAATTGTTGACAGATGGTTTAGAGATATTGTACACGGTATGTTAGAAGAACAAGGACTAGACACTGATAGAGGTGCTGGTTATATTAATGTAACGCCTATTGAAAAAGGACGTAGCGAAGTATCATAATGCTTGACACAAGCCAGATCTGGTGCTATAATAGTACTATAAATTACACAAAGGCAAACTAATGGCAACTTACATTCTAGTAGACACAGCTAACACATTCTTCCGTGCCCGACATGTTGTACGTGGAGACCTAGATACTAAACTAGGTATGGCTCTACACATTACTCTTAACGGTGTTAAGAAAGCATGGACTGACTTTAATGCAGATCATGTTGTGTTTTGTTTAGAAGGTCGTAGCTGGCGCAAGGATTATTACGAACCTTACAAGCGCAATAGACAAGAGGCACGTGATGCACTAACTCCTGCACAAGCAGAAGAAGATACATTGTTTTGGGAAATCTTTGACGAGTTTAAAGACTTTGTTACTAACAAGACTAATTGTACTGTTATGCGTCATCCGCAATTAGAAGCAGATGATCTTATTGCAGGTTGGGTGCAAGCACACCCTAATGACAATCATGTTATTATTAGTACTGACGGTGACTTTGCACAACTTATTGCTCCTAACTGTAAACAGTACAATGGTATACAGAATGTTACTATTACGCACGAAGGTTACTTTGATGACAAAGGCAAGCCTGTTATAGATAAGAAAACTAAAGAGGCTAAGCCTGCGCCCGATCCTGCATTTATGTTGTTTGAGAAGTGTATGCGTGGCGACACTAGCGACAACGTGTTTAGTGCATATCCAGGTGTGCGTAAGAAAGGCACTAAGAACAAAGTAGGTCTTATTGAAGCATTTGAAGACAAAGGCACTAAAGGCTATAACTGGAATAATATGATGCTACAACGTTGGACAGATCATAACGGTGACGAGCATCGTGTACTTGATGATTACAATCGTAATGTAGTATTATGTGATTTAACTGCACAACCTACAGACATTAGAGAGATAATTAATAATACAATTGCCGAGAATGCAACACCTAAAGAAATATCACAAGTAGGCATGCGTCTTATGAAGTTTTGTGCTAAGTGGGATATGCAACGTATTGCAGATCAAGCGGCACAGTATGCAACACCATTACAAGCGAGATACCCTAAATGACATTAAAAGCAAAACCTGTATTAAAGGACAAATTTTGGATTGTTGAAAGTGATGGCGAGAAAGTCGGAACACTTAGTTGGAACGATGATCGCTATTTGTTTTCAAGTAATATAGAAACTTGCTTCTTTGATAATAAACGTCAAATGAAACAAAAGTTTGGTATGGAGTTTATCTTTAGTGATAAAGATGACGCAGAACCTGTTGAAACAAAGGCTGAATATAAAATACACAATTATCCTACAAGTGTAAAGCCTTACAATGAAATGTATGATGTACAACGTAAATTACCACTTTTTACTAAGAGTGCAAAATCAAAAAGTTTATACTGTGCAGGATACTATATTATACACTTTGACAAAGGTTGGGTAAAGAGCTTTTGCCCTAAACTAATTACTGTTGAACGTTATGAAACAAAAGGTCCGTTTAAAACAGAAATTGAAATGCGTCAGGAGTTAAGCCGTGCAGCCAATTAATACTTTGCCAATACAGCAATTTCTTACACAGGTTAAGAACGCTGATGCAAGCAAGGCAAGAGAAATCAAGATAAATATAGAGCAAGCAAAAAATCTTGCATTTACATTAGGCATAGTTATGTCTAGACTGCAAGGTGATTTAGAAAAACTTGTTGCTGAATCTAAAGTTAATAACGAAGAAGTAATTTCAGTAGAACTAAACGGCGGAAGTGATTGGAAATAAATGTTAGTACCATGGCGAGGTAATGAACTTAATAATTTTATAGCAGGATGGTATATAGATAATGATCTATGTAATGAAATTGTAGATTATTTTGAAAAAAACCCTGATCTTTTTATACATGACGAGTATGTATTCTGTGGTGTAACACCAATACATGCATTACCTCAAAATTTAGTAGAGGCTTATTCTAAACAAATGTTTACAGTAATTGAGCTGTACAAAGAAAAGTATAAGTTTAGTTATGAAGATCTTGTACCGTGGCATATGACTCCACCTATGTTTCACAAGTATTTGCCAGGGCAGTCGTTTTCAAGACCACATTGTGAAAATGATGGATCAACTGATCCCGAAGTTGAGCCTCGGCATCTTAGTTTAATGACTTACTTTTGCGATATCAAAGACGAAGGTGGAACCTATTTTTATAACCAAGATATAACTACTCCTTCTGAAAAAGGTTTAACAATACTCTTTCCTGCACATTGGACGCATAGGCACAGAGGCATGCCTGCTACAAACGATACCAAATATATTACTACATCGTTTGCTAAATTTGTAAGATAATAAAATACGTAGTTAACCTACAAAAGAGATAAATATATGCGTAGTTAATAATAAGGATACGCATATGAGTCGCCCCAAGCCAAATGTTCTTTTAGAACATATCAACAACAAAACTTATAAAAGTGAACAAGTATTAGAAGCCGAAGCTATTTGGGCAGTATTTTATAAAGACAAGCCTTTTAATTTAAAAAGTGCAAATGCTATTACTAACTACCCGGGTCCAAAATATAAGAAAGTAAGTTTTTCTAATCCTGGACATGCTCACAATCTAGCAAAAAAATTAAATGAAATGTTTAAAAGTGACGAATTTGCTGTTGTTAAACTCACTGCAGGTGAAGAAGTATCCGAATGAACTGGAAAGAAACGTATACCAAAGTCTTTCTAAGAGAGCTTGGTAAGAGTTCAAACGACATCAATGTAAAAGAATATTTGCCGTTATGGTGGCAAAATACACGAACAAAAGATGCAGGTGGACTGCGTCTTACTGAAGCAGGGTTTGATGTATTATCTGAAATTGATTTAGAAACATATGATATACCATACCCTAAAGAAATGCCAATGACTCCGCAAGTTGCTATCTTTTTAGATCAATTTATCGATTGTCCATACTATCTCACAAATAGAAGTATTGCTGTAACAGACCAAAAGAAAGCTGTTGAATTATCGTTATTTTCCGGTGATTTACGCAAATATGGCTTACAAAAAGCAATGTCTCGTCAAAAGAAAAACAAAGAAAATTCCTAAGTCATTGATTATTAACGATATCTTTTTTTAGAAAACGGTTGACTTTATAGTAATCCTTTGCTATACTATATACATAGTTAGAAATTAGCACTGACAACTTAAAGAGGAATACATCATGGAAGCAACAGCAACTCGTACAGTTACACCAAATGGCGCAAAAGGCGCAATTAGACATGCGCTTAAAAAGCAACGTCCAATCTTTTTGTGGGGACCTCCAGGCATTGGTAAGTCTGACATTGTTCGTCAAATTACTGACGGATTAGGTAACTCACACTTAATTGATATTCGCTTATCATTATGGGAGCCTACAGATATTAAAGGCATTCCGTACTTCGATAGTAATATTAATAAAATGGTTTGGGGAGCACCAGAAGAACTTCCTACAGAAGAATTTGCATCACAGTTCGACTATGTCGTATTGTTCTTAGATGAAATGAACTCGGCAGCGCCTAGTGTTCAAGCGGCAGCATACCAGTTAATTCTTAACCGTAAAGTAGGTAAATATCGTTTACCTGACAATGTTCTTATTGTTGCGGCAGGTAACCGTGAAGCTGACAAAGGTGTTACATACCGTATGCCTGCTCCGTTAGCTAACCGATTTATCCACTTAGAACTTGCTGTATCTTTTGACGATTGGTTCCAGTGGGCCGCTGATAACAAGATACACCAAGACGTATTAGGTTACATAACATTCAGCAAAAAGGATCTTTATGATTTTGATCCTAGATCATCTAGTCGTTCTTTTGCTACTCCGCGTAGCTGGGCATTTGTGTCCGAATTGTTAGATGACGGTGTTGACGAGAATACCACTACAGATCTTGTAGCTGGTGCAGTAGGCGAAGGTTTGGCTGTCAAATTTATGGCTCACCGCAAGGTAGCGTCGAGCATGCCTAACCCTACTGACATACTTGCAGGTAAAGTAAAGGAGATGCATCAGAAAGAAATCAGTGCTATGTATTCCTTAACTGTATCTCTTTGCTATGAATTGAAAGAAGCATCAGACAAAGGTGATAAAAAGTTTGATGACAAAGTCAATAACTTCCTGCAATTTGCAATGGATAACTTTGAAACTGAGCTAGTAGTTATGGGCATTAAGCTCGCTCTAACACAGTATCAGTTACCCATTGATCCAGACGAAGTGGCTTGTTTTGACGAGTTCCACGAACGTTTTGGAAAGTACATTAAGGCTGCTCAAACAGTCCATTAATGGCTAGGAGGACGGGTTCTTTGAGCTCGTTCTCCTTTTTTTTGGTTGACAAGTTCTGTAAATACGTGTATAATATACATATAAACTGAAATAAAGGACATAGCACAATGTTTAATCAAGACGTACTATATAGCGTAGAAGGCAAAAAACGCTGGCAACCCGACCCAGATATTACACCCGAAGCACTCGAAGAGATGCGTGTCGAAGTACTTGATCGTATTATTGTTGCTAGAATTGGCTTGCTATTGCGTCATCCATTCTTTGGTAATATGGCTACACGTTTGCGTATTGTAGAAGCTGATGAATGGTTAGGAACAGCCGCAGTAGACGGACGCAACCTTTATTTTAATACACAATTTTTTAACGCAATGTCAAACAAAGAAATTGAGTTTGTTATTGCACATGAAATACTACACTGTGTCTTTGATCACCTTCTAAGACGTGAAGATCGTGACGCAATGATATTTAATATTGCCGCTGACTACATTGTTAATAACTTACTAGTTAGAGATCGTATTGGTGAAATACCAAAACTAGTTGACTGCTTCCAAGACTTTAAATACGAAGGCTGGTCATCTGAAGAAGTATACGATGATATTTTTGAAAAGTACGATCAAGAACAGCTTGAGCAATTAGGCGAATTACTTGATGAGCATATTGACTGGGAAGGTGATGGTGACGAAGGTGACAGTGATGACGGCAAGCCTGGTCAAAAAGGTGGCAAGGGTGAAAACAAGCGTCCTTCATACTCCAAAGACGAACTTAAAAAGATACGTGACGAGATAAAAGAGAGTATGATTAATGCCGCACAGAGTGCTGGTGCTGGTAATACTCCTGCAGGTGTACAACGTATTATTAAAGAGCTAACAGAGCCAAAAATGAACTGGCGTCAACTGCTTCGTCAGCAAATACAATCAACTATTAAAAGCGACTTTACATTTACTCGTCCGTCACGTAAAGGACAAATGAGTGGTGCAATACTACCTGGCATGAGCTTTCAAGATACTATTGATATTTGTGTTAGTATTGATATGAGCGGCTCAATTGGAGACAAACAAGCTAAAGACTTTTTAAGTGAAGTTAACGGCATTATGGAAGAGTTTCAAGACTACCAAATTAAAGTATGGTGCTTTGATACTGAAGTATACAACGAAGCTGACTTTACGTCAGACAATGGTGAAAATATCGAAGACTATGAAGTAAAAGGCGGTGGCGGCACTGACTTTATGGCTAATTGGTCTTATATGAAAGAACACGGTATTGAGCCTAAAAAGTTTATCATGTTTACTGATGGTTATGCTTGGGATAGCTGGGGCGATCCAGACTACTGTGATACAATTTTTGTAGTTCACAGTAACCACGACAAAAATATTCAAGCGCCATTTGGTCAAACTGCACACTACGATTTATCGGCATAAAATGATAAAAGAAAAGAAAGTAAATCCGTTAGAAGTTTTTAATGTACGTAGGTTAAAACATCCTCCTACGTGCTTTGAATATATTGACGTTTCACTATCTTATAACTTAGAAGATTCTATTTGCAAATGGATTAAAGGTCATTTAAAAAATAGATTCTTTGTAGGTAAAAACATTATTCTTAATGATGATAATAAACTTACCCAAGTACTTACAATAGGTTTTGAGGACGGAAAAGACATGAGTTATTTCATGTTAGCGTGTCCACATTTGAAGTACAAATAAATAATATGCGCATATATACTATACAAGGAGATTATTATGAGCGATGAACAAACTACCGCTGAAGTAACAGAAGCACCAGATCAAGCAACTGCTGAAGCGGCACAGGCACCTGATTTAACTGTTACTGATTTACAAGCATTAAAAAGCATCATTGATGTTGCAAGTCAGCGTGGAGCATTTAAGCCAAATGAAATGATGACAGTTGGTCAAACTTACAACAAATTAGATGCATTTTTGGGTGCTGTAACAGCAAACCAGCAACCCCCACAAGGAGCATAATATGTTAAAGCATGTAGGACGAATGGTCCAAAATAAAAGAAGAATCGTAGTTGCATATAAAACTCTACCTAATGATGCTGATCATTGTGTAGTCGTAACTACAGAAAATTTAGAAGCAGCCGATCACGACTCGCTAATTAAGTTAGTAGAATCTCCAGCAGGTCAAGAAGCTGAAGATCTTGCTACAGTAATGGCTAGAACTAAATTATCAGACGGTAGCACTATGTTAGCTAGATTCCATAAAACAGGTAAAATGGTTAAAGTTAAAACATCTGATGTTGAAATGGTTCCTAATTCAAATTCAGCTATTTTGTTGTCTGATTTGAATGAAGTAATTGCACAACAAAAAGGTGTTAGCGTAGCAGACTTAGCAATGAAAGGTCCAGAAACATTAGCATCAGTGAGTGACGTACCAACTAGCGATACTAGCTCGTCTGACGTATTAGATGATGCTGCCTTAGCGGCTAAGTATAGATCAGACGCTGATCGTTTGTATAAAGAAGCAAAACAACTTAGAGAAATGGCTGAAGAATTAGTACCGACAAAGAAGAAGTCTAAAGCGAAGTCAACTCAAAGTGCCTAAACAAAGAGGAAAATTGCCACCAGAAGTTATTAAACATTGGCCAGAAGTGTTCGGTGATGTTGAAATTAAAGCCGTTCCTATACAATACATTCACAGTGTGCATGTACATTTTTTAGACGGTAAAGTATGGGAAATCAACGTTGATCCAATTGACGATAAAGAGCAGGTAAATATTGATGAAATTGAGAATAGTTTAGATGCTTTTTTCACAGAATACGATGAATCTATATCACACGTTGATTTTAGGCTTAATACTTCTAAAGTAGTAAATGATGTTAAAGAACGTACCAAAACATTTATGAAAAAGCGTCAATGAGTTATTTGACAAATTGCATAAATACTACTAGCAAGAAGATTATTCCAGGAGTATAACAAATGGCACTACGTTTAAGACGCGGAACTGAAAGCGAACGTCAAAATCTAGTAACACCTTTAGCAGAAGGTGAACTTATATATGTAACCGATACTGGTAAGCTATTCATCGGTGATGGCAGCGCAACAGGTGGTATTGAAGTTGTTGGTTCTGGTGGCGGAGGTGGTGGCGGTTCTAGCACACTGAACGGCTTAACTGATACCGACTTAGCAGGTTACACAGATGGTGATGTACTAACATTTGTTGGAGCATCAAATAAGTGGGAGCCAATTCCAATTCCTGGTGCTAGTCCAATTGGAATGAACGATCTTACTGACGTAGATTATACCAATGTTAATGCATTAGATATTTTAATCTTTGACGGTTTTAACTTTATTACAACACCTATAACATCTATCTTCCAAGAGCAGATGAACTACAGAATTAATATTTACGGAGATGATTCTACACTACTAGTTGACACAGATACAAACTCTTTTAGAGGTTTACTATTTGGTGACGTACAAGGCGATGTAAAAGGTAGTGTACATGGCGATGATAGTTCATTACTAGTAGACGGTGTAAACAGTGTTATTACAGGTCCTGTAGATAACTTATCAAGTAAATCAACCAATAGTGTTGTAACAGGCACTTTGAAAATTGAATCATCTCAAACACAAGGTGCTACAGGCGGGCTGTCAATAAGGACTGAACAAAACGCCGATGACGAATACGATCTATTTACAATTTACAGTGCATCAAACAGCGATGTAGGCTCAGCAATTAATTATATTAGATCAAGAGGAACACTAGCAGCACCAGTAGGCAACCAAGCTGATGACGAACTTATGGGTATTAACTATTTTGGTTACGACTCAAATAATAATGCACAAGCTTCTGTTGTATTACAGACTAGCGTAGGTGCTGCTCCATCAGCAGGTATTGTTCCAGGTGACTTCCTTATTGCTACAGCAAATCCAGTAAGTGGAATTGTTGCGGCACTAAGCGTTGACCATATGCAAAAAACATCTTTCTTTGGTCCTGCTAAATTAATGAGTTATGCTGATACAACTGCACGTGATGCTGCAATTGCTTCTCCAGAAGCAGGAATGATGATTTATCTAACTGCTACAAACAAAGCACAAGTGTACAATGGCAGTGCTTGGACTGACTTACACTAACTAAACGTACTTACCTGACATGAATGAAAATTCAATGCACTAGCATTTACTGCATAGTGCAATTCGTGTCCTGTAAAACACCATACATCTCCAGCTTTCCATTTAGTAATACTACAATGCTCAAAGCCTACATATTGTCCAAATATCCAATCTTCTAAAAAAATTAAATATCTATAACAATCATCTAGCTCTACATTATGCTCCTGTCTAAGCGTATAAAAGGTGTCTTTATGTGTTGGAAGTATTACATTGGGCTTTATACAAGTCCAGCTTACAGACGCTGTATGAGCGTCTAAGACGTCTTTAAAAGCGTCTGCACACAACGGTAACTCTTCGTTAAAACTTTGCAATAAATGTCCAGTATTATAATCTTCTTTATTCAGATGATCAAAGTTTTTTGCACTCCAGTCTACTGTCCTAGCGTATGTATGATCCTTTAATTCTTGTTGCCAAAATGGTTCTACATTAGTTACAAACTTAGGCATTGCTAATCCTTTCTACTTTCTTAATACTAAACCCGTTTCTGTTTTTATAGAATAGTTTATCTTTAAAGTCTTTATCATCTGTCCATTTAAACTTATGTTTAAAATTATATGTATATTTTTCTTTAGTTAATTTAGCATTTTCATTACATACTTCATTTATATTATATTCAAAGTTTTTAGTGTAATCAAAGCTATTGTCTTTGTTAACAAGATATGTTTCTGAAAAACGTATAACTTCACTGACTAAGTCGTTGTCTAGATCTTTGAAAAAGTTTACAGCCCATTTTTCAATGCTATTAAGAACTTGTTCTCTATTTTTATGCCATTCAATTTGATTTAATACAACAATGACATTATCGTTATCAAATACTACACCACTTTCGGTATTCCAAAAGAAGTCTTTTAATTGCTGTTCTTGTTGTTCATACAACGTATTTAGAAGTTTATCTTTTCTAATACAATTTTCAAGTAAGTCTTCATAGAAATCTAAATATGAAATATCCATATGTTGACGTGCAAATTTAGCAAGTCCTTGTGTCCACGCATAATGATGAAAGTGTAACATTACCCAGCCCCACATCCAAGAATCAATATAGTCTTGACGTGACATAAACTCACTAGCAATTACATAGTTATGGTTTTCTGGTATACGTGATATTTGATTAGGCATAGTAACAGAAAAATTAAATACTTCGTAATTAAATTCTTTTACTTGTTTTGCAAATTGACTGTTTTTTAATACTTCTAACGGATGTATATCAATAAAGAAATGACAACCTGCTTCTACTGCTGCACACAATCCTTCTCGCCACGTTTGTTTTGTTTCAAAAGGCAATCCTAATATAAACTCAGTGTAGTATGCAACATCTTGTTTGTCACACTCTGCATACATATCAGCTAACTTTGACATTTCCATATTCTTACGTTCAATGCTATCTAATGTTTCTTCATTCATACTTTGTACACTTAACGTAAATCCTTTGTTAAGATTTACATCTTCAAGTATCTTTGCTAGTCCAATCATTTTTTCAGCACTATTTTTATACCACGTAGCACTTACATTGTGTGGATAGTCTGTTTCTTTTTTCTTTTTAACAATGTAATCAACAATTTCTTTATCACGATCATAAAACACACCAAAGTTAGCATCTGCTATATGTACGTACTCAATACCGTTATTTACAATCCAATCCCATTCACTAAAGACTTTGCCAAGATCAAACTTTTTAATTTTTGCTTGCGTTAAACTACCCCAATCACAGAATGTACAACTAAACGGACATCCTCTGTTTGTTTCTAAACACGTAGCCCATTTAATACCTGGATTATCATCTACTACTGTCTGTAAAATATCGCCATCTACAAATGGACTTGGCAATCCTGCAGGATCTACTCTCTTTTGTATTTGATAAATTGGCTTTAGTTCGTTGTTTAAGTAATCCTTTAGCAGATGATGTAACGATACTTCTCCTTCATTTACTACAATAGCATCAACAAATGGATTAGCAAGAGTAAAATTAAATCCTATTTCATCAACTTGTGGTCCGCCGAATATTATAATAGTATTAGGAAATCTTTGTTTAATTAATTTTGCTAGTTGTAGGTTATAACTATCATTCCAAAGGTAATGACTAAACAAGCAAACATCAGGATTATCTAATCTTGCAAGAACATCTTCAAATTCTTCACGTTTAAATATACACTCTTTTATTTTAAAATTACTACTAACTTCTTCAAATTGATTTACATAGGTCCAAACCGAAGCAATGCTATAGGGTAGCCAAAGACTAGTATATTGTCCGTGACCCATTTGATAGTTCACTTGAAAGAGATAAACATTTTTCATTATGGTAATTTAAAATCCGTTAATTGTAAAAGATTAATAAGCTCGTGTGTTTGCTTTTTATATTTTTCTGCATATTTAGGTAAATGATTGTACGGATACCAAGGACTATCTAAAACATTAGACGGATCATACTGTATTCTGTATGCCAGTCTATTAGGATGTCCTGGGTCTTTTCTTCTATGCATTGTAATAGAGTTATCAAACAATAACAGCTCATTATCTGTTACATATTTATGATCGTAAACATATTTGTCTGTAAACAATTTCTCGTCAATTATTTTAAATATTTTACTAGACTCTTCTTTGGTCATGCCTTTAATACCAGTTGCAGTATTAGTTGTATAGTGTAGTCCTTTGTGTCCGCCCGGACTTGTTAACACCATAGGAACTTCTGATCCGTCAAACTGACAAAATTCCATCCTTAGTACGTTACCTAAATTAGGATCTGTAATTTCTCTGTCATTAATGCCGCCTGGAATATATTCATGAATTACAACCATTTCATCAAGTTCACTACGGAAACTGTCACTAAAAGATTGATAAAGATCCGCAGTTTGTACAAATCCAGTACTACTGCCAGTCATATTTTGATAGCCTAATAGTGCTACTTCTGGTGCAAAAGTTAATTCGCTAGATTCATTACTGTGCCAATATAGTTCGCCATCCGAAAATGCTCCTAGAGAATTACCTTCAGCATCTCTTTCTCCACTAATACGTGTAAGATAATTGCCGCCTTCTGTTTGTTCAACAAAGTGACGTTTAAATTTTAAATAATTACGATCTTCTTCGCTAACATTAAACTGGTCAAACGCTCCTTCGTTTTTAGGATCAAAGTTTTCTCCATATTTAATTTTAAAGTGTGCTCGTGAATTACGGGTTCCTTTATTTGGTCCCCATTCTCTTATACGTGCAACATACTGATCTCTTGTTATGTTGACGTTCCTAAGTATTGTTACAAGACCGTTTAGGTGTATTCTTCCTATTTCAAACCATTCTTCTTTTGACAGGTGTGAAAAGTCAACATCATCGATATAATGTCCAAAAGATCCTAATCCGGGTATTTCAGAAATTTTCATCTATTTCCTTTCTTCATGTCATATAGTATACTTATCTATGATTCTATCTTAAACAAAGACTTCTGATAACACCATAAATACTGTATGCTAACTTTGCCAGAACTAAGTCTATATATTAGCCATACATGTGATATCGCATGTCCTAGTTGTTTTACATATAACAATTTAAATTGGGGTGGACACTTTAAACCTGATTGGAATGAATTAGGAAAACTTAAAAAGAACGTTTGGGTTGACTTTATTGCAATACTAGGAGGAGAGCCTACAACTAATCCGTATTTACATGAATGGATGGATTTAGTTGATGATGTTTGGGAACACCATCGAGACAAATGGGTTGTAACAAATGGACGTAATCTAAATAGCCTACCTGATAATTGGATAACTAGAGATTGGCAATTAGAAATTTCTGCACATTCTCCTGTTGATTTAGCTGCAATATTTCAATGGTTTCAAGACGAATGTCCACATGCAGTAATGAAAAAATACTATTCAGATGACGAAGATGCTTATACGCATTACCAAGTTTGGTTAGGCGAGGTTCAAATTGCTAAAATAAGTGAATCGTGGTTCTTTTTTAAAGAAAGTTTAATTGCAAAGCCAGGACAAAAACTTACTTGGGATAAATTATATGATGTAGAAACTGCACATAAAAACTGTATTGCACGTCATTGTATGTATTTTTTAGAAGGTAGATTTTATAGATGCGCAAGACAAGCAATGCTCCCCCAACTATCAAAACATTTCCAAATTGACGGAAAGTATAAAAAACTAGCAGAGCAAGACCTAGGATGTACTGCTGAAGAATTACCCGAATGGAGTAAAACTAGATTGGAACCACAATCACAATGTGCGTTTTGTCCTTGGGCCGAGAAAATAAAACTTCCTCATAAGTCAGTCACTAAAAAAATTAAAGTTCTTCAAGTATAATCTTCTAAGCCGCCTCGTCTGCGTAAATCTAATGTAGTACAATGCAGTCCGCCACTAAGTGTTTGTGCATGACGCATTTTTACAGGTGCTACAGTAAACCCTTGCTGTTCTAATACACGTATTAAATTAGTTTGATCATCACCTACAATAACTGTAGTCGGATCTACACTTAATATATTCATACCAATATAAGGTGAACATGGGCTAATGCTGCCTGGTCCCGAATCTGTTGCTGGATTAATATTTACATCTTCAAAATAAATCTTATCCCATTTTTCAAATACCTTAGGACAGTTATTCGGATTTACTCTTGTGCTGTTTAACAATACTTTTCCAGGTGCTAATGGAACAATAGTACTATCCATGTGTGCAAAACTATAAATGTGTTCAGCAGCATGTATCCTATATCCTCTAGGCTCTAGTGTATTCTTTAACCACTGCATACCTAAATGGTTACCAGTATTACTAATTTGGAATAGAATGTCTTTACCTAAACGTACACAATTTGGTGCATCAAAAATAGGTTCTAAATTACGCAAACTAGGTTTGCCGTCAATGTCTTCAAACTGAAAACTTTCATCTGGCAGTATAGGCTTTGGTGCAGCAATCCATTCTACACCGTCACGTACTGCTTCTAAGTATATGTCATGGTATGCTCTTGTTTCAAACAACCGCGAACGACATGCACTAGGTGTTTCAATCATTAAATTGTTTAGCGGTAGTAACAGATCTCTTGGACACCATGTATACCATCCTGTTGTTTCCCATTCTGGTGTGCTGTACTTTACGCTATGGTCAAGTGCTTTAGGTCTATGTACTTTAACACCTAAACTAGTAAGTGTGTCGGCTACACCTTGTAGATCTTCATTTGCTTCGTCAATCAACCATTTTGGGTATGCGCCTTCTAACGGCTTAACATCTTCAATGTCATAGTTAGTATAACTCATGTTCATTGTGCTTGCATCTACTGTAGGTACACGAGCATGATCTGCAATACCTACTACTATTTCTTCTAGCGGATCCCAATGATTGTTAGTTGATATCTTCATATTATTTCTTTCTTTACACTAAGTCTAAGCGACACCCACCAGTCGTCTGTCCAGTTCCAAGCACTGTGAGGAATCTGCGTGTCAAATATAATTGTTTCTTTATGATCATAAATTATGTCTCCTACTTTTACACCAACTTTACTAGAGTCTATACTAGGAACAAACATAGGCATATAAACACTTAACCAATCTATTTTAGCATACGGTTCTAGCTCAACTGTATCTACGTGTTCGTATAATTGTGTTTGAGGTGCAAATGCTATTATAAGTGCATCTATAATATTAGAGTCTTGTTCTATTAATTTACTAGTTAACTTAAATATATCCTTATGAATTAAAGGCGATAGAAATCTCATATCCATGTCTTCTCTATCTCTAGGATGAATATCAGTCAAATCAGGAGAATCGTCTACATCAGTTACCTTCAAAAGATACGGCTTGATATAATCTATACTCTGAGCTTCTTCTATTGCTTTGCTCAACATATTATGATAAGTGGTTAATAACATATTCTTTATTTGGTATATTTGTTTTTCTTATTAAATCTAAAACTTCTTTTTTGTTGTTATTA